CTTGTAATTTATCTGGATCAAACTTAAAAACTTCATTATTTAAATTATCAGATTCAAAAACATTTTTTGGTTTGATAACACTTGATTCTGGTACTTCGTTTATGTTTACCAGGTCATTTGATTCTATTGCTGATTCAGCATCATTCAATCTTTGTAAATGTTCGGATTCACTTGATAAAGGATTTGAATTTATTGCATCTTCTGAATTTTGTGCAGCCTTTACAAGTAAATCCTCTTTACTACCAGGTTTAAATAAGCCAGCTTTCTTATATGCTTGGATTCCTTTTTTTATCTGATCGCTTGTAAAAGATATTGTTTTACCACCAGCTCTAAAAACAAAAGGTGATGCTGCACCAAATCCAGCACCAAAAGCTATTGCCTGGTAAAACTGCGCATCAGTGTATTCAAGGCCAGTTTTTTTATACCAATCTCTTACATTGCTTTGAATTAAATATTCTGCTCCACCTCCAACAATAGCTTGTTGTAAGGCAAGTTGATAAAGTTTACCAGGACCATTACCAAACATTAAGCTACCAATAACTACTGGATCTTGTATTAGTGATCCAGCTTCACCAGTTAACCTGGCTAATACATTACCGAAACTTGGTGATCGTTCTGTTATCTCCTGGTTTTCTTTGAAAGCAAGCCTTGCTTGTTCTTTTGCATTTTCAATAAGTTTTTCATGGCTGAACTCACCAAACAAATCTGGATTATCTTTAATTATTTTTGATATTTCATTTACTTTTTTTTCATAGCCAGCATACTTTCTTTCTTCATTGAAAATAGCCATTGATAAAAGTTTGCCAGGATTTACAACATCATTAGACAAACCTAGCTTTTGTTTATTCTCATTTATAGTTTGTATGTATGGATCCCACTGCTCCTCCATAACAATAGATTCTGATACTGAAGTATTGTTATATTCGCTATACTTGTAAGCAGCTTTTAGGTTGTCAATAAAACTGGCTTCACCAGTTGTAACTACTGTACCAGGAGTTGCCTTTGTTCCAGTACGTTGCTCCTCCTCTTTTGTATAAAGAAAACTCATTAGTTAAATCCATAGAATTGTAAAGCATCTAAAATTATTTCATTGCCATTTAGATCGCCAGCAATCAAAAAATCTGGATCACCAGGCGTACCCCTGGCTAGCTTGTACTTACCATCTCCAACAACATAAAGATTGTATTCTTCATCTTGAATGTCTTTAAGAAGCTTTGCATCTATGTTAAAACCTTGAGCTGCAAAATCTTCTAACTTTATGTCATCAAGCATATCTTCAAGTTTATCTGCATCAAGTTCTTTTGGTATTACTACTGGATGGCCATTTACTTTATCAACATTACCTACTGCCATTTTTATTGCATCAGCATATACATTGTTTCTAAAAAACTGTAATCCTTGATCGTTTGCCATTTTATTATAAATGAGATCAGATACTTGTTTTGCTGCTCCCTGGACTTCTGCTGGCGTGAATAATAAAGCATTGCCTAATGTATTAGAATATTCTGCTTGTGTATTTATGTTTGTAGCTTCTGGAGCTTTCTTACCAGCATTTTTAAGATCTAAGCCTTGCAATGCAAACTTTGCATTATCAATCAAACCTAGCTGCATTAGACCGCCAATATGTGCAAGTTCTGGTGCGCCTTTTTGTGATAGCTCTGTTAAAACATCTGAAGCGTGTCTGCCAAAACCCTGGTTTAATTTATTCAAAACTAAAAGCTTTTGTTCTGTGCTAGTAGTGCTGGATTCAAAAAATGCTTTTAAACTGCTGGCTTCTTCGTCTTTCAAAAATTTCAGCGCAGATCCATATTGGCCAGATACGGCCACTGCTTCACTTATTCTTTTACTAACACGAACTTCGTAGTTTCCACTTAGAGATCTATCACCAGGATTAGCTGCTATTGAATCAACAAAATTTATAGGCGTAATTTTTGTATTACCAGCTCTTTCAGCAAAAGTAAGCGGATCTCTTTTAAGTTCAGATCTCATATTTGTTTCAAGAGTTTTAAGATCGTTTACTATTTCTGCTTCAATCAATGTATCTACACCAGCCGCACCAGCTCCAGGTATTCCCTCAGTTGAATACTTTGTAATCTCAGCAGTAAGAGATGCCATGTTTGTTTTCCTGGCAACATCGAATATTTGTTTTTTTAATTTTAAATTATTAGCTAGTGCCACTAATTCTACACCATCTGGACCCATTGACTTTGCTTTATTTTCCAAACCATTGATTACTTCAATATCAACAGTGCCACCTTTTTTAAAAATTTTATTTACATCATTTAGGTCTAATTTTAATGATGCAGCTTGAGTTTTATTTATGGCTTTCATATTTTTTATATCAGTTTTGAGATTCCTAACTAAAACTCTTGCTTCTACTGAATCCATTGTGCCTGGCGGATTCTTTTCTAAGTTTTCAATAAATTTTTCTTTTCCCTCAATAGTTCCAATTTTTTGAAAGTTATCTACTACAGAATTTTTTAGAATGTCTTTTTGAGCTGCTTGACGTTTTACAGTAGCTTCAGTATTTGTCATATATCCCAGGCTAACAAGCTTTGCATAAATACCATTTTGGCCAAACAATTCGTTTGCAGCTTCAAGTTTTTCTGCTGCATTACCTACTACTGCTTGTTTTTTAAAATGATCTATTGAGTTTATCAGCACCGCTGCTTGTTCATTAATCAATCTGTTTGAGGTATTAGATCTCACTGACACACTTTTATTTGTGAAAGCCAGGTCTGCTTTTATTAAGAAATCTCTTTGAGCAGCTTTGCTTGAAAAACCTTTTGATAAATCTTTTTTAAGTTTTTCAGAAGTTGCATTGAAAAATCTATTACTAAGGCTGGGATCCATTTTTGTGGCTTCAAGCGCAGCATCATTCAAAGCCTGATTATATTTTAAAGTTCCGTCAGCTAACTCAGATTCATATTTATTTTTTAATTCAGCTTCAAAAAAAGCTAGTTTCTTTTGTTCTGCTGCCTTAAATTCTTCTGTCTTTTGACGTTCTGCAATTTGCAAAGCATTTAAAGATGCAGTTTGTGCAGCTTCACCAAGCCTTGCAGTTGCTTGTGCTGCTTGAGAAAAAGCACCAGGACTAGCTTGTACTGAAAGTTGTCTTGCACCAGTGCCAGTTGTCCTGGCAGATTGTCTATTATAAGTAGGTACTTTCATTAACCAAACCTCGTTTGCGCAGTTTGTTTTTGTAAATTAATATTATTTTGAATTGATTGTCTGTTTAGATTTGCACCAGCTTGTATATTTGCAGCTGAGCTAAACCCTCTTAACAAACTTACACCAGCGTTTATGTTACCAGCAGTTCTTGCAGTTGATCCATATAATCTATTCAGTTGTGCTTGCATCCTATTTTGCACGGCGCTTTCTTCAAGCTCCTGGACACCAACCGCTGCATTATATTTTCTTATAGCTATTTCTTCATCAGCTTCTTTTGCATTTGCCAGGGCAATCTTCAATGGCGTACCACCCTCAGCAACAAATCCATTATATCTAAATGCCTGACTTGTTGCATCCTGGAGATCAGAAAACTCCCTACGAAATCTTGCAATGTCAAGCTGGCTAGCTATTTTAAGTTGCACTGCATCTTGTTCATTAGCCAGGGCATTACGCTCATTAATATCTGCATTATAATTATTTGCTGCTTGCTGAGCTTTACCCACGGCTCTAGCGCCGTTTGCGGCCACCAGCGAACTTACTACAGTTGATGCTATTGCTGCTTCAATACCCATTAAAAAACCTTTGCATATCTAAAATAATCGCTACCATCTGGACCATATTTTCTCATAAGGCCCTCGTTTTCTAATCCCATAAACTGAGCAAACCTTTGAGCTTCTGGCCAATCTACTCTTACTGCTGATTGGATTCGCACCAATTTTTGTTCTTCAATCAACCTTGGTAAATACTTAAAAATTATTTTCATCACTGGCCTTACATGGCTATGCACTTTGTCAGTTGATAAAAACCAAACTTCAGCTACACCTGGCCATAATTGTTTGATACCGCCGCAAGCTATCAGGTGGCCATTATCTATCGCACTAAATGATTGACCAGGAACATGAAGTCCTTTTGCAAAATCCAAATGTTCTTTTATGTGCTGCGGCGCACCTTTATTCATTTTGCCGTCAAGTATTTCCTGGCCATGCTCTGGCTTGTAATCTGCTACTATCATTGATCGAAAGTTTGCAGCCTTGGAAAAATTGCTAATACTGTTGTTGGTAATGGCTGATTTTGCTTAACCACAATAAATCCATCATTGTCAAAACCACCCCTAAATTCTAATTCTTTATCACCAGTAAACATCGAAAGAGCAGTGTCCATATCATCAGCTGAGCTTCTAAATGGTATTCTATCTATTTCACTTTCACTGCTACCTACCTGGATTCCAACAGTTCTAAACAATCTCAATGTAATATCATGTATTCTTTTTATTTTACCCTGGGCCGTACCCTCAGTGCCACCAGCATCTACTCGCATTGTTTGTAAGGTTGAATCAAAACCTAATCCAATATGCGCTTTTGTAACTGATCTATCCAAAGTAATTGATCCAGAGGAAACAGTTTTGTTAGGATGAGTTGCACCATTAGCCAGGATTGATACACTTTGGCCCTCTAAATGATTTAGACCAGATATTGTTGTTGCTGCGGATCCGCTATAAGTTAATCCGCTATCAACAAAAAAAGCATCTTCAACATCAGTGCCAAAATCAAAATTTGAAAATGTTTCTATATATCTTGCAGTTGCGCCATTGATTGTTCTTTTTACAACCAGGTAAACATTATCTTCATCCAAATCACCAGGTATAACTGCAACACTTTCAACAACAGAATTACCAGAGCCAAAAGATCCACCAAGTATATGTTCATGCCAGCCAACAACATTTTCTTCTCGTCTATATGTCATGCCAACAAAACGACCATCAGTTAAAACACACCATACAATATTATCTGGCTCTTGCTGATAAGCCATTTCAGTTATGCCGCTATCAGTAATATGCTCTGCTAAGACAGTTAGATCTGGAGCCTGGTAACTATCTGAATCAAAATTATATACCAGCTCTCTTACTTTTCTTGATGCTCTTTGAACAAACATAGTTACGTTACCAACCTGGATAGGCTGGATATTTGCAGATCCATAATTTGCCTGGCGTTTTATTTGAGCGTTTGTCGGCGAAAGAGGTTCAGCTGAGCCGCTTGCGCTTACTGCAAATTCACCACCGCTAGTGCCGACAATCAAAACTCTACTTGAGGTCAGATACCTAATTACATTTACTTGGTTAGATCCAATAGTATATGTCAAAGCATCATCAGCATCTATACCATCTGCAAAATCTTCAAAGCTGCCACCTACTGAAAAAAACAAAGTTTGTGGTTGTGCCGTTGTATTTGCAAAAACAAGGCGCTGCTCAAAAAATGTTACTGCTGCTGGATGGCCAGTTGTTGCACTAAATGCACCCAGGCTAAAATTGTTATCAGCTTCAAGTTCGCCATTTATTGTTATTGATTGTCCAGCCGCTTCGTCTACTAGATCCACGCTTGGAGAAAATAATATTGTATCAGCAGTTACCTGAACTAATAAAACGGCAGTGGATTTATTATTACCACCATTTGATGCACCAGATATAGTTACCTTTTGACCTACCTTAAAACCCTCAGTAACAAAATTACCAGCAGTGTCTGTAATTCTATCATTGTGTTCTAAACCAGTTGAGCTTGGATCACCCTCAAAAAATGCAATAGTTGTTGCAGTGTAACCAGGCATCAGCTCAGTTCTACCCTCGGCATTTTCCTGGACAGTTGCAGTAACAGAGGTTGCACTTGAAAAGTTTGTTATTTTGGCAAAACCATCATGCAGCTTTATTAATCTTCCTACATCAGTTGAAACAAAAGTGCTTGCGCTTGCAGTAACAGTAACACTACCAGTACGGTCATTTGCAGTTAATGTTGTAGTTGTCGTGTTAGGATCTTGCATAGGACCACGGAGAAAATTAACTTCCGTTATTGTCCAGGCAGTATGACTTGTCCTGGTTATCTTTTGCACTGGATGAGATGGATGCACCAGGTACATAACATCTGCGCTTTGTGTAAACTTTATTTCAGATACCTGAGCGCTTGTATAAACAGTTGCGACTTCCACTGGACTGCCACCAGAAACTACAGTGCCGCCATCTTTGTGAACTCTAAAATATTGCTCGCCAAACTCAAGTATATAAGCTTGCTCAACATTAAATTCAAAAGGTATTAGCCTGGTAAAGTTTGCGCTTGTTTTAACAGTATTAACATACTTCGTACCAGGTCTACGACTTGCACCGCCATGAGGATGTATTAAAAAGTTTTGTAACTTTTTGCAGCCATTGAAATATTTATTTACATCAGTGCGGCCCTCTAACCTGGGCGATAATTCACCAGCAGTAAAATTATTAAATGGAGGTGAAGCCTTAGCCATTTACAACCTCGCATTAATAAATGTGTTTGCAGCTAATACCTCGCTATCCTGGATGCTAGAAGTATTAGTTGTATTACCCTCAGTTGCATCAACAAACCTAGCTTCTTTTAATTTATCTCTATATAAAGTTGCAAGCTGCGATGCCAGGCTGATACTACCAGATAATGGATAAGCTATATCAGCTGCTAGTGCAGCTACAATAGTTTCTAGCAAAAGGGTGTCGTATAAGTTTGGATCAGTTATTTTACCTACAAACACCAGGTTGATTGTGCTTTCATCAGATAAAATTTTTCTACCCTCAAGCTCAAACTTTATTTCTGGATCTGAAAGTTTTAACACTCTCAAACAAAATGGATCAGTAGGCAGCGTAAATTGTTTTGCAAAAGTAAAACTAGGCGCATCAGCATCAGGTGCTAGTGTCTGCCTGGTAATCAAACTATTCCAGGGATGTGATCTAAATGTTGCATCCCTTACAAACTCATATCTTTGATTGCATATCCTGGCAGCTTTACTATCTTCTGTAAGAGAAATAATATTAGATGCACCAATTTGATTCAAAGCTGAGTTACAAATATCTACTACTGAAGCCATAATAATTCCTATAAAAAAGCAGCGCATTGCTGCGCTGCTAAAGTTTTAGTTTATAACGTATTCAATAATGAATGACATTGTACCAGCGGTACCGCCAGTTGCATTAAATGTTGCTGCAACATAGTAGTGTCCGCCTGGATCTGTAGAATCACCAGCGATAGTGTAAACTTCTTGACCAGCAGTGCTTATGTCTGCGGCTTCAAATCTTACATCTGTCATTGCAGCTGCATCAGCAACGGAGCTTGCAAAGCAATCTTCGTCTTTGACCACGCCAGCGCTAGTGTATAAACCAACATTAAATGTGCAACTACTACCAAAAGTGTCAGTGCCTATCTTTAATGAGCTTATTCTAGCGTTTGTCGGTATTGGAGCTAGCATAACAATATCGTTATCAGTGCTATCTCCAGCTGCTAGTTCAACAGTTCCTTGAGCAATTCTGGTTGTTCCAGTTAACAAACCAGCATCACTCATTGTATATGTAGCTTCAAAATTGGCTACGAGATCAGAATTTTTTGTAGTCATGTTCTATCTCCCAATTAAGCTGATTCATCACAAAGGATAGAAACTACTTTAGCTTCTTCCATTCGTGTTGCACCAAAGGTTGCACAATAAAAGACTTGAGTACTGTAACTCTTATCAGCACGCTCATCAATTTTCGCCATTACGTCTTTCCCAACGGCAAGCTTGATTCCATCTTCAGCCCAAGCAAAACAAGTTCTGATGCTGGATGCCACACTTAACCTGGTTGACATAATAAATTTGAAACCCATAAAAGTGTCCACTTCACCAGCGACAAGAGCTTTTACAGTATTAAAATCACTTGATGTGATTTGTGTAGTACCAAGTAAAGCTTCTACTTGAGCTGGAGCTACGGCAATATATCTTGGGATTGATGGATCTACTGATCCCTCATCCAAAATCTTTTTTGCACTTATGAGCTTGGCTATTGTTAAATCAGCTGATCCATGAGCAATAATATTACCAGCAAGCATTGAGGTATCTGTGCTTCCACTGGATCCAGTTTTTGCCGTACCAGTTGCAGCAGTAATAATTGCATCATCCATTGATCTACCTATTGCTGAAGCAGCTGCTTGAGCATAAGTTGATGTAGGATCAATTAACATTCTTATTTTGTCGGCATCATCTATAAGATCGGCCCACTCATAAGAATCCATAGTTACCATTCGTCTTGAATGTGGTGTATCAAGAATTTGTGTATCTTGATGTCTTGAAGTTCTTTTGACCGCAGCGGTTGCACCTACCTGGTCAAAAAAGGCTTTCTCACCAGTTACAGATTCCTCAGATACAGAACCTCGTAGCAAAGAACCTCTTTGCTGCGACAATAACTGTACGTTGGAGCTGAACTGATTGACGAAAGCAGTAGTGATTTGTGAACTCATTACATACTCCTTAGTTCATAAAATTAAAACGCTACCTGGGAATCCAGACGTAAGGTTATTTGGTTTTGCGAGGGCCTTTGCTTATCTCGACTACTTTACTTGGTTTTTCTTTTGGAGGACCATCAGGTTTATCTCCAGCTTCGCACCATTGTAAATACTTATTAGCTCTTTCCATTGGATCATCGATGATTCTTCCTGATCCAGTTTCCAGCACCATTCTTAAAACTTCTAATCTAAACTCTTTATTATGCACTTAACATCTCCCTATACTTCATAACTTCGTCTACATAGAAACTATGCTGAGGATGTTTTGCATCCCAGTAAGGTGTATCTTCAGCGGTCATTTCTACAATTTTATTATTTATTTCTTGAGGTCCAAGAGCATTGCTTGTTTTAACGCCCTCTAAGCTATCCTCACCGACTTTTTTGGTAATAAACTCACCAACATTCACAATCATCCTTATAACGTCTGGATGATCGCCTAAACGCCGCCCATCAGCTAATTCAATATCTGCAATCTCAACATTACCAAACTGCTGAAGAACGCCGTTACCTACTTTCATTCTATCCTGGAAAGCTGGCCCATATTCTTTTTGCAGCTCCTGAGTTGTCTTTTGCACCTCAGCTTGAACATTTAGCTGGTCGGTACTGAGTTGATTATTAGT